GCTTACACACGTACTGGGCGGTGACATCAGATTAGTAGACACAAGTGGTACTCCATTAGCAGATGCTGGTTTCAGTACAACAACAGCACATGATTATGGAACGTACACTGCAACAAGTACAACACAGATTGACAACTTGTACAAAGTTCCAACTGGAGAGACTATTGACTCATCAGCCAACAATGCATTGTTGATTTCAAACTGGAAGAGATTGAGCTACACAGCATCACTGAGTGCACCAACTAATGAACCAGCAGACGGTACACTATGGTATCACACTGCAACTGACGAAGCAGACATCATGGCACACAACGGAACTACTTTCGTTGGTTATGCAACAGCATACACAACTACAGATCCAAATGGTCCACAGTTTTCAGCAACAGCACCAACTCTACAATCAGATGGTACTGCACTTGTAACTAATGACTTATGGATTGACACAAGTGACCTTGAGAACTATCCAAAACTTTACAAATACAACACATCGGCAACGATAAGTTCAACCAACACAGCCAACCAAGTGGCAGTGACCACATCAGGTGCGGCATGGGAGTTGGTCGACAAAGCAGATCAAACAACAGAAGACGGTGTTGTGTTTGCGGATGCCAGATATCACACAGCGGCTGACAAAGCAGATTCATTGTCAACTGGTGGTGCAGGTTCACCCAGCACAATCAAAAACTTATTGAGTGATGGTTTCCTAGACCCGGATGCTCCAGATCCAACTTTATTCCCACAGGGTATATTGCTTTGGAACACTAGACGTTCAGGTTACAATGTCAAAGAATACAAAAACAATTACATCACAACTACGAAATATCCAGGAAGCGGATCAAGTGGATTAGGTAACATCAGAACTAGTAACGAGAGTGTATCGACTTACTTCCCTGACAGATGGGTTACTAAGTCAAGCAACAACGCTGACGGTTCTGGTTCTTTTGGTAGAAAAGCACAGAGAAAAGTGATTGTTGAACAACTTAAATCAGAGATCGACACCAACCAAGCGATAAGAGAAGACCAAAGAGGTTACAATGTTATTGCTACACCTGGTTATCCAGAGTTGATCCAAAACATGATCAACTTGAACACTGACAGGAACAACACAGCGTTTATAGTAGGTGACACGCCATTGAGATTAGAAGGCACTTCGACTGCTATACAGAACTATGCTAACAACACAGCAGGGGCACTGGACAACGGTGAAGACGGTCTTGTGAGTGCAAGTGAGTACTTGGGTATGTTTTATCCATCAGGATTTACGACAGACAACACAGGCAAATCAATTGTTGTTCCGGCATCACACATGATGTTGAGAACAATAGCAAACAACGACAACATCGCTTTCCTATGGTTCGCACCGGCAGGAACGAGAAGAGGTGTTGTTGACAATGCAACATCAGTTGGTTTCATTGATGCGTCTACTGGAGAATTCCAAACAATATCTGTTACGGAGTCAGTGAGAGATTCAATGCATGAGGTCAAGATTAACCCAATTACTTTCTTTGCAGGAGCAGGGATCGTTAACTTTGGTAACTTGACTAAAACATCGGCAAGTTCAGCCTTGGACAGAATTAACGTTGCAAGATTGGCAGTCTACTTGAGAACACAGTTAGACGCAGTTGGAAAACCATTTATATTTGAACCAAATGATGAACTGACAAGGAACGAGATCAAAGGTGCGATCGAATCATTCTTGTTGGAACTTGTTGGACAGAGAGCATTGTTTGACTTCTTGGTAGTTTGTGATGACACAAACAACACACCTACAAGGGTAGACAGGAACGAACTTTATGTGGACATAGCGATTGAACCGATCAAATCAGTTGAATTTATTTACATACCGTTGAGAATCAAAAACACAGGAGAAATTGCAAAATTAGGGAACTAATTTTCGATAAATAGGAGAAACACATGGCAATATCAACATTATCAAAATTTACAGTACCTTTAAGCAACGACCAGAGTTCAGCATCACAAGGTCTGTTGATGCCAAAACTTCAGTATCGTTTCAGAGCAATCCTGGAGAATTTTGGAGTATCAACACCAAGATCAGAACTTACAAAACAAGTTGTAGATATCACAAGACCCAGCTTGACTTTTGACACAGTGACACTAGATGTTTACAACTCAAAAGTTTACGTTGCAGGTAAACACACTTGGGAACCAATCACGATCAATCTAAGAGATGACGTCAACAACTCAGTGACTAAACTGGTTGGTGAACAGATCCAGAAACAGTTTGATTTCTTTGAACAGTCAAGTGCGGCATCAGGTATCGATTACAAATTCACGGGTAGAATTGAAATGCTAGACGGTGGTAATGGAGCGAGTGCTCCAAACGTCCTAGAGACATGGGAACTTTACGGTGCTTATATTGAGAACGTTAACTACAACACACTTGCATACGCAACTTCAGAACCAGCAACTATCACAATGTCAGTGAGATACGACAACGCGATACAGACACCAACAGGTACAGGAATTGGGACAGCAGTGGCTAGAACGATCGGTACACTTTCAACAGGTGGTGGACAGTAATAAACAAAATTAGAGTTAGCATTTAATACACTGAAAGCGTCTTTATAGGCGCTTTTTTTGTGACTATAAATAACAGTATGCCAAGCATCAACAATTTCTTAAAAGGTTTCCAAGACGGTCTTCCAGGGATGAAGGACTACCAACACGCATCGAGATTGTACATAGACAACAATTTCAAGTTGATGCCGAAACAGAAGTTCCTGTTCCACGTGGTGTTCAATCTTGACGAGTCAATATTCCAAACAAAATTTTCATCGAGTGAGAGATATCAACTGAACATGTTGGTCAAAACCTGTGACCTACCAAAATACAACATGAGCATGGAGGAGAAGACACAGTACAACAAGAAGATGTACACCGCGACCAGGATTGCGTACGAACCAGTCAACATAACATTCCACGATGACCACGCAGACACAGTCAACGCATTCTGGAAGAAGTACTACGAGTACAACATAGCAGATTCCGTTGGCATGAACAATGGCTATACCATAGCCGGCACCAAGGACGATTACTACGACGGAATAGGAAAAGAAAAAAGAACAAACAAATTTGGTCTGGACACACCTAAACAAAGAAGAAAACCGTACCTAAAAAGTATAGACATATTCGTGCTACACAAACAGCGGTTCACGTCAATGACATTGGTCAATCCTGTGATAGGATCATTCTCACATGACAACCTGGATCAGGCGGATGGTACAGGTGTGATGAACAACACAATGCAGATACTGTACGAGACTGTTGTATACGGTGCTGGCCCAGTAAACTTTAATGAGGTGCCAGGTTTCGCGACAATCAACTACGATAAATCCCCTAGCCCACTATCTATACTGGGTGGTGGAACGAACAGCATATTCGGCCCCGGTGGCATCGTGGACGGCATAGGCTCAGTGATAAAAAACGTGAACGATGGAAATATACTGGGTGCGATCCTCAGTGCATCAAACACATACAACAACGCAAAGAAGATAAAAAAATCAGCAGTCAAGGAGGAGCTGAAAGGCATAGCCAAAGATGGCGTGCTTGATATTGGCAAACAGGCAGGCACAATATCCAATCCGATAGCACAGTTCTCGGTGGGTGCCGCGGCCCTAATAAATGCCAAGGAGATAGCATCAGCAAGGGGCACGGCGGACAACAAGAACCAGGCCAACAACACAGTGATCACAAATTCATCCCTGGACACCACTATCTATTTTGGTGCAGACGAATCGTTCAATCTCGTGTCTAATGATGAGAATGTCCGAGACGAAATAGCGGCGGCATTGTATTTCAAGGACTTGGGATCGCGTAAGGGACTGACCATAGCACAATCCAATCTGGAGTACGAAGCATCAGCTGACAACGTAAAAAATGTGTACACCAGCAAGGCAATATCAGACGTGAGGAAGTTGGTCACAGAAGGTTACATAAAGGTCGGGAGACAATCACAGGATGTTGAGATAGCAACAGAGAAGGCGGCATTGTAATGACGGAATTCTACACAAACCTACCACCAAGGAACAAGGACGAGCTAGACAAGACGATCGAGAAACTGACCTCAACACCCTACGAGGAAGAATATCAATTCAATGCTGGAGAGTACGACAGCACGATAGCGTTCTTCGTCAAACGTAATTTCTCTAGGACTGCGGCGGAGTCTACAGCATATGCGATACTGTCGCAGGCCAAGATAGACAACATCAAGCCACAACAGATACTGGACCAATTGACCTACGCCACACCGACATTGCTTTCTGAATTGATCACCATCATATTAAACGCCAGCAGATACAAGTCAAGCAGGTTGGGTGTGAGGAAAGCACTGACCGCCAAAGAGACAGTATCTAGAAACATCATAGACTAATGCTACCTAGATTCGCAAGAGGAAAGTTCTCCCCCAAGAACGGAGACAAGTACGTGGGCACCAAGACACCAACATACAGGTCAAGTTGGGAACACGCTTTCATGAGATTGTGTGATGAACATCCTAACGTGTACCAATGGGCCAGCGAATCAATAAAGATACCATACAGGCATCCGTTCACGGGCAAATACACAATTTACGTACCGGACTTCTTCATAGTTTACCAAGACAAGGCAGGCAAGAAACACGCAGAGATGGTGGAAGTCAAACCCATGAGCCAGACCACCATGGAGGCCGCGGGCAAGAGCATGGCCAAGAAGAAACAGGTCGTGATAAACATGGCCAAGTGGGAGGCCGCCAGTGCATACGCACGACAGAGGAGCATCAAGTTCAGGGTGGTGTCAGAAGAACAGTTGTTCCACAACGGCAAACGTAAGTAAATACGACAATGACAAAGAAGCTAGAAGACATCCTCAATTTACCAA